TATAAATCTTCTAGCTGTTCTTTTTAATTTAAGAATGTATGGCACTGTTGATCTATATACTGATAATTCTGGATCATTAAATGGTATATTTGCAATATCTTCAAATACTGTATCTTGTGCTAAATAATCTACTTCTCTCCACGAATTATTAGATGAATCTGTTACTGATATTATATCTATTACATTATCTTCTGGCAATATAATTTTATCATAAGGTTTAGGATCTGTAAAAGTAAATTCTTTAGTACTAATATTACCAGATACTACTTTAACTTGTTTCTTAAGAAGATATCTTGCAACATTACCAGCTTCATCAATTTCATAAACTGTTATATCTGGATCTTGATTAAAATCTACGGCTGTTTCTGTATGAAATACAATACCTTCTTCCGTTGAAACTTCCATACCGGATGCAATTGATAATGCATATTGCATATCTGGTGCTGCCGATGCGCCGGAACCTAATGCAGGCACTAATTGAAATATGTCTATATTACATGTTGCTGGTGCATTTAATCTTGGTTTATACCCAAACAATTGTGATAACATTAAAATATTAGACGACTCTTCAGCTGAAGCTAACATAGATTCTTTAAATGATGAATCAGTATAATATGATAACACATCACCTACATATGCAGCCATCTCCATAAACATCATTCCTGGAGAAGCTTCATTAAAATCTTGATATGTATCCGGATAATAATTTTTTGTAAAGTTTATTAAATTTTGCCTAAATTGAGCAAAATCTTTATTCAAATACTTTACATCTTTTTTAATTAAATCTGCCATTATCTATTTTTCTTTTTTAATAAGTGCCTCCTACACCTAAATTAAACGCTGTATCAGAACCAAAAGAATCTACTTCTGTTAATACAGTATCTTCATTTATTTCTGTTACTGAAAATTCATTTTCACTAGCTAATATATTAATTACTAAATTTATTCCTATCGTAGTAATAAAAAAATTCAATCGAACAGTTAAAGAATGTCTATCTGCAGACGGCGTCACTTCTGTTTCTGTCAAATCAACATATGGTAACCAATATTTAATATCTTCGTCAATTGATTCTAATAATATTTCTCGTATAGTAGACGTATTGTTTTCAAATAACACAGATTTTATATTTGTACCAAAATTTGGTTGCATATGACGTTCGCCTTTAGCTGTAAGTAATAAATTTTTTAAGTTAGATAAAACTGCATCTCGTGTTGTATATGAAGACTCAAATACTCCTAAACCATTACTAGCTGATGCAGAATATTCACTTCCAATTGCTCTTCTAGCTGCACCTTTATTAAATGGTATTAATACTCCTATTGCAACATCAGGAGTATCATTATTTGGTCGATATTGATATACAGGTCTTGCCATTATCTAGTTCCCATTTTCCCATTTTTCTTATCAATTGCTTTTATTAAACCAGAGTAATCTCTAGTCATTGCATTTATAGCAGCTACTTGTGCCTTATTATTCATATTAATACGTTCGCCATTTATTCCCGTTGTTGTTAACGGCGCCGATGGCCTATTACGTCGTTCTGTCCCAAATGAAGCAGCTGTATCAGATTTAAAATCTAATTGTGGCCACGGATTATCAGCAACATGTCCAGATGTTTCATTTAATAAATCATTTAATACTGCATTTTTTGTATACTGTTTTTTTGTAAATGATTTAGCCGGCCTACTAGACATATCCTTAATTTCTTGAAGATTAATATTATCTTCAGTACCTATTATTTCTTTTAATAATGGTTTTAGTTCTGTCTTAATAGTTTTAGACACTTCTTCCCTAATTATCTTACGTAATAACTTTACAAATCCTTCTGTTTTCATGAGTATTTCCCTTTTTAATAAATATCTAGAACACCAAATATTGTTTATGTAACGGCACCATTTCCAGTACCAGTACCAGGTGATACTGTTGAACCTACTCCTGGCGGTGGTGCTGCAACAGCTTGTCCCGGATTTGTTATAACGGTAGTTATCACCGTTCCAGAACGTACATAACTATCTATTGCCATACCTAGGTCCATAGCTATTTTTGCAATTGCTGCATCTTGATTTCCTGTATTTTCTTTTTGAGCTTCAAATGCTTTTTTAATATCTTGAATTAATTTTGGTGTCATTAATGGCATATTATTCCTCTTTTATTGTTTCATCTTTTTAATTGCTTCATGCAATTTTTTTAATTGTGGTAAAGCAGCTGACGGTCCTGTTGGACCAGCCGGTGTTGCGTATGGCTTTTTGCCTTCCGCTTGTTCGATACATATCATAATGAACGTTTCCATCTGAGTAAAAAATTCATCCATATCGGTTTGCCATTTAGGAGTTGCAATTTTTACATCTTTTTTAGATACTAAAACTATCTCATCTTTACGAGCATTAAATATTAGTCGATCTGATCCTATTATAACTTGAGACTTAGTATACTTATTTAACTTATCAACTTTATCGCCTACCTTGGTTTGAGCAAACTTAAATTTATCTATTTTTTGAGATGATGTAAGATATATAAATGCTGCATCATCATCTGGATTTTCTATTGCATAATATTTACTTCGACTAAGACCGGTTCTTGCATCTTTAACACCACATGTTAGGCCAACAAACGGATCACCTTCTTTTGTACCTGACCAAAATGGTTTTTTCAGATAAGGAATTAATTTAGATTTTGCATGTGTAGACGAAAATCTTAATATACTACCAAATCGATCAGGAAAATTAACATCTCCTTGGAATGGTTGAATAAAAGTAATATCTTGTTCTTTAAAACTTAACTGACTTGGCTTTTTTCCGCTACTTGTTTTAACAATTGGATTTGCTCCAGAAAAACCTCCTTCTGTGCCTTTATCTTGCAAGAAAGGTAATATTGCATTATTAACATTACCATGAGTATTAACTACTTGTGAGTAATACCATTTATTATCTCCACTGCTAATTGCTTTACCATCTGGTTGATTATAACATAAAACTTGTTCACCATATAATGGAATAGGCATACGATTTGGGTCAGCTGGGAATGCATAAAACTCACCTGGAGACTCTCCGGCTAGTCTTATACGAATTGTACCAGGTGGTAACTCGAGCCCGGAAAGATCTTTAGTCTTTTTGTATTGGGTCGGTAACCAAGTCTGTATTACTTGGCCTATTTCTGATTTTGCGCTCATTTGGTTCTTCTAGTTCCGGTTTAAGTTTTTCTATCTCAGCTTCTGCTTCTGCTAATAATCTAGATCTTTCTTCATCAGTTAATCCATATTCATTACCATCTTCATCTTTATTACCAGCTGTTACAATACGTTGAACTACTGCTGCTAGCTTAACTAACGCATCATCATTTTTTACTGATACTTCTAGGTAGTCTTTTATCATAGGAACTACAACAGTAGCATCTCCTGTATTTTTAATCATCGGCTCTAGATTTTTAATTAATGAATCGATTTGCCGAGACTTCTTTTTTGAATTATGATAAATATCACGCATCAAGTCAGAAAAATTAGTACCTTTAAATAGTTCGTATTCTGTACTCATATTAGCCCTTTTATATAAATATAAAGGACTATTGATTTAGATCGGGTAGATTATATGCACTTACAATATGTCCGGATTTGGAATAAACTCGATACATTTTTTCATAATCTCTTTTCATTACATTTATTACCTTAGTAATGTTTTGAGTTTTTAATTGTGTTCTTTCTCTAATTAAAATGTAAAGAGCCTTTTTATTAAAATTTTCTATATTATCTCGCATTCTAAATAATTCAAGTATAGTATCTGCTACAATAATATCTCGTCTATTAGAAAATACTCTATTTAGATTTTCATCATACCAGATACACCATTGGTCGGTAAAATCTCGTAATGACTCTTGATGATCTGACATAGATTGTTCTCCATCAATATTTCTTTTTTCATCTACTACATTTAATGTTGTTCGTTGCTTCATTTTTGCATAGTTAGCATTATTCTGTATTATTAAATAATTTTTTGCTACAATGGAAAAATATGAAAATGCCTTTCCTTTACCTTCTTTAAACTTTCCAATCTTCTCAGTTAAAAAAGCAACAACTTCTGATTTAATGTCTTCATATGGAACATCAAAATATGAAAATCTAAATGTATAGTATATATTTTCTACTAATTTATTAAATGGATAATTAATAAATTCACGAAACACTTTATTACGCTTAGCCCAACTAGGTTCAAAGTTATATGCGATAATTGCTTTATCTGTTATATAAGTAAAATATTGTTTTTTACTTGGCTTTCTCCCTCGACGTTTTTTAGGACCATTTTCTTCAAGGTCTTTCATTTCGGCTGCATGCCATTTATAAAATTTATCTACTGGGCTTAATTCGTCCATTAAAATCCTCTATTTAAACTTTCGAAAATATCTTTCATTTCCGAAAAGATGAATCCGGTTTCATCATCAGCTTCAAATGAACCTAATCGATCTAGTTGTTTGATTTTTGAATTAGACTCTCCAATCTGTGTTTTTAATTTTGTAAAGAAATTATAATATTCTGCATTTGAATTTTCTAATTCTTCAATATAATCAGATTGAGATTCTTGTTTACGTAATTGATTAATGTTAACAAATATTGAAAGTGTTAATATTATCGATAGTATTACTATTGTTGTTATCATGATTTATCTCCAAATAAGTCTTTAAACATTTCTTGAGCATTAACTGATGTAGTACTATCTGATAATGCTTTTTTTGCATACTGTTTTTTAATTGGTGCTGATTGTTTTGGTTTATTTTTATACCACATTTCAAATTCAATTCTTGCTGCCATAGCATCTGCTTGATGCATTACATAACCCAAATTAGTTTTTAATTTTGAATCTGCTGTTCTTGACATAAAATATGGTTTGTTGCTTTCATCATATAACCCATCTGTTAATTT